TTTTTATTTTTATTTATCTTTTAGTTAGCTAATATTATTATATTTTATATATTTTTTAAACTGTTTGTCAATTATATATTCATATCGCATTCCTTAGTGCGATATTTGTGTCCTGTTTTAAATATGTGAATTTAGTAATAATCAATGTATTAATTCATTAGTAGCCCAACTGCATGTATAAAAATGCTCCTAAGCACTAATGTAAATTAGTTTAAATCTGAATATTATTACAAACTCTTATGTTATACTGAGGATAAGTTTAAGTATATATGAATGCCTACTGGGCCGTAAGACCTCTTTTCGTTTAGACTGACAATCAACGCGAAAGTTTTACCTTATTAGCTACAGCATATAGAAAGAGAAACCTTTATCGGGTATATCAAAAGTTATTTATAAACGTATATTTATGTTATTTGTAAGGCCAAACCCCGCAATTTAACTGGTCTTTAGTATACTCTTACTTTCACGTTTGAGATATTGAAATTGCACCCCCAAAATTACAAAAATGAGCCCCCTCCTTCAAGCAAAAGAAGTAAACATGAAAGAACCCGCAGTATCTTCGGCGAATGATACAAACGAAACCCCTGCCCTCTCACTCGAAACTTCCACAATTCTCAACGTTACAATTGCCAATTCCGAACCGCTTAATTTAATTGCTTTTAGAAAAAATAAAATTAGACTTGCTATATCTAATGCTTTAATATCCCAACCTTTAACTTGGAATGAAAATTTTGGTATAACTACCGCTATGCTTTCTTATCAATTTATGATTTCCGAAAATTTTAATATAAATTTAGTTAAACTTCCAGAATCTCAGAAATTTTTGCTTACTGAGACTATAAAATTTAATGGCTTATATTATAGTGAATTTGCTAAACATGCCGTTTTAGATATGCATTTAGATAATTATGTAGATATTTTAGTAGATGTTTTATTGATTCCTTTTTGTACAATTTTTGAATATTTTAATAAATTAGAACAAGTTCAAGAAAAAATATTATTTGATAGTTCAATATTCGACGAAGATCCAGTTACATATCGTATGGAACGAGAAATAAAGAAAGATGAACTTGAAGAAAATAGGCGACTATTTGATTCAATTTGTCACGAATATATGATAGGAACTTGTTCTTATTGTTTTAAATTTATAGCTATGCTTCGTAAAGATATTAGAGAAGCTTTTATTAATAAAGAAAATTATGAAATGCTAATTCATAAAGACGAAAAAAGATGTGTCTGTAAAAAATATGTAGATAGAGTTATGACACGTGAAACAACTAATTATTATATTGTTTATAATAATAAAATTGAAATTAATGTATCTCGTGAAGCTTTTAAAAATATTACAGGTAAAGTTGTATATAGAGATGGTAAGAAATTTAAATATCATAATCAAGCGTTACCTTTTAATCCACCAACTGAACATTTGGAAGGTGTTAATTTTGAAGGTGTGTTTGATTTATTTAATGGAGCCTCAAATTTAATTCAAG